ATAAACATGGCAGAAAAAAGTTATTTAGGATTTAAGGCAGCCCCAGCGATTGATTGGGGTAAGTTGACGTCAGAGTTCTCACAGGGACTTATGGAGATAGGTGCAAGAAAAGGTATACAGGATGCATACTTCGATGAACTGCAGCGTAACAATATGAGTGCCGTTAGGGAGACTGAAAACTTTCAGACTCAAGATCTAAACACACTTCTTTCTGGTGCTATATCTCAAAATGTTAACAACACTTATGAGATAAATAAGGCGGTTAAGGCTGGTAATATTAATCATAACGACTATAGAAACTTTATAAACAATAGCAATGACGATTGGAAGTCATTTGCAACCACTGCAAAGACATTGGATCAGACAATACAGAATGGACTTACCAGACAGCAGCCTGGAGAAGATGGGCTCCCAGCAGGATCTAAGTATGAAGAAGACTTAATAGAAAGACGTTCCGAGCTATTGAACTTAAAAAATAAAACTATATATCAGGATCCTAATACAGGTAAGTTTTTCTTAGCTGACCTTGATGAGACTGGAAATATATCAGACTACAATAATCTTCATGACGTCAAAAGTTTAAATAAGCCAATGAATGTTAACGATAACTTTTTTAACTTCGACGGATTGATTAAAGATAGAACAGAAAACATTGGTGTTTACGAGGAAGCTTTTGTTGAGGATATAGAAACGATAGATGGTAGGATAAGAAAGAACATATACATGACAGAAAAGGGAGCAGTCATGAATCCAGGTGTACCTGATGCTATATCAAGGATTCAGTCGTATATAAAATCAAATCCAAGACTTACCTATAACACACTTGCTCAGTCTGACAATAGATATGAAACTTACTTTGATCCTAAAGATCAACAGGGTGGAGACTATCAGAAAAAGATGAATAAGTTTATAGAGATAGAAAACGGAGCCAGACGTATTAGAGGAGAGGAACCATTAAAGGGTAAAGAGCTTGGTGGATTTATAGCCGAATACGACAGGTTTCTTGTACCTAACATTACGGACGCTCAGGGTATATTTCAACCATCTTTAAATCAAGAACAAATGATGGCACTTGACGCAGTTGTAGAGAGTGCATTTATGTCTAACCTTGGATACTCAAAGGTGGAAGCCAAGCCGCCTAACCCCAAGGATACAAAGACTCCAACTCCTAAAGAAGAAGAAGGAGAAGTGAGCTATGACCTGTACGAGGCATTGTATAACGCAATAAAAGAAGGTGACTCTGAGACTTTAAATATCAGAAAGACACCAGAGGCTAAGGATCTAAGGTTTGAGGTTAGACAAGATGGCTTTATAGATGTGTACGACATATCTGAAAATACTGTTGGAGATCCTAAGAATGAATTAGTTTATAAAAGAAAGTCATTGACAGACCTAGTTCCATACTTCTACGGAAAGTCTGGTGCGACTGGTGGTACTAAACCAGAGGCTACATACAACGCAGAGAGAGAAGCATTCTACAAGGCAACAGGAAAGCCAGAAATAGCAATGATGGAGGAGCAGACAGAAGAGATGCCAGCCGATCAGATGGCCAGTAATCAGGGCGGTAATTTTTTACAAAGACTAGCAAACGGTATCCTAGGAAGGGGTAACAATCAAAACATATCATAACTATGGCTGAAGACAATCCGATAGAAGGCTTGGATCCAAATCAATCGGCATTCGAGCCGATGTTGGATATGATGAATCAAGAGACGTTAGAGGATTCAAATAGGACCACTACGACAACGACTCTTTATATACCTGGTGATCAGGCACAGATAGATCCACCTAAGGAGACAGTTGAGCAGGATGATCCTATAAAGTCAGCGGTAGATAATTTCAGACTATATCAGCAGCAGCAGGGTATGTCTGCAAATGTTGGAGATGTAAACAAGTTATTTCCAAACACATCTGCTATACAAAGATTACAATTAGTACAAGAGTATTCAGATTTATTTAGAGAAGATAACCAGTATAATAAGCGTGTTGAACAGACTTATAAAGAAGGCCTTGATTCTGGTAAAACATCTCTTGAAATTTTAGAGAGTATATCTTCTGGGAAAAATGCGATTGGTAGTCGTGTAGGTCTAATGAAAAGGTTTCCAAACCTATTCAGCGAGACAGATATACAGGCTGATCAACAGAAAAAAGTTGATGATGATAATATGGTATCTCAGGATAAAGAGGTACAGAAAAAAATTAAAGATCTAAATACTGAGTATGACAAGGCTACAGACTTTAATCAGAAGAGAAGAATACAGGAGCAAATTAAAAAACTTGAGAATGATCAAGAATATCTTGATAAGCTAGCTAAAGATAGTGACTATCAAACAGAAACACCAAGAAGTGAGATTGGTAAGTTATCATCTGTATTTACTGAAGACTTTATTCCTGCTGAATTTCCAACAGCTGAATTTGTTGACACTGAAAAGTTAGAACAAGAGCAAAGAGACTTACGAGCTAGAGAGTTTGATATTGATTATGTTGAACCCATAATAGAAGGTCAACAGGAGCTTGATGTTTTTGAAAGTGTAAACACAGCCCTTCAGTCAAGTTTAGATGATGAAGAATACCTGGCGGTATACAAAGAGGGTAAATATAATCCTGAAAAACACGAGCAATACGACAAGGCTCTGGCAAAAATGTTTACAGGCATAATAACAAAAGATCCTATTGCAAAGGTACATGCTTCATTCTATGAGAGAAATGGCATAGATAAGAATCAGTTACAATTAAGAAATGATTTAATTCTACAGAATGTACCTGACCTTGATGTAAATAAAATATACACACAGGAAGAGCAGAATGAACTCGTAAGGATTGCCACCTCTAATTTTATGAAAAAATATGGAGATATTGAGTTTGAGGAACAGAAGATAATACTAGGTCCAGAGATAACTCCAATGGATATGTATAACGAGACTTTAAAGAATAGCAAGAACACTGTATCGCCATTAAATATTGCTGTTGTTGAAAACGATGAAGATCAGACACTTGAAAACCTTCAAGAATTATTTCCTGAAAATACATTAATGTTTAGATTTTCTAAGACAAACCTTGATGGACAGGACGCTATAACTATAAGGACCTATGTAGCTGGAGAGATGTTAAAGTCGATACAGATAAACCTAGACGAATCAAACGAGCCCTTAAGAAAGATTAGAAAATGGATGTCTGAGGCAAACCCTTCTGCATACATTCAAGATAAACTAATGACTCTTTATACCAACCCAGAAGAGTCAGAGTTTGTGGATGAAAATGGAAAGATTAATAAGATAAAGCTAGCTCTATTTGCAACGATGAACCCTGGAGTTTTTGGAAGTATGTATGACTACTCAGCAGACGATTTCACCTTAGGTGGATTAAGAGCTAAAAGCGATCTTATGGTTGATCCAGAAGGAATAAGATCAATGATAGAATATGCCAGAGTGGAAAGAAATAATCAGTTTATGTTTGATCAAACAAGAACTGATAAAAAATTAGTTCCTGAAGAAACAATAAACCTTATCGAATCACAGCTTAATAATTTTGAAAGAGCTATAGCTGAAGAAAAAAAACAAAAGGGAACAGGAATCGCTGCAGCTATAGGTCAAGGAATAGCTACTGCGATATCTTCAGTTGACGAAGTTGTAGTAGATACTGTAATAAATCTTTCTGCAGCACTTGGTTATACAGACCTTTCAGATGAGGAGGAACAAGAGTTGTTGAGTAGAGGAATAACTAGAGATCAGATAGTTGATATCGAACAAAAGAGACGAAAAAAACAATTTAAGGCAGAGTTAGATAATCTTGTAGGTAGACTTTCAAAGACCGATCAGATAGCAATAAACGAATCAGGGTTTTTAACTAAAGCCTTAAATACAACGTTTAATTCATTAACCACAATGGCCTTTGGTGGGGGAACAAAAATAGGTATACAGGCTGCATTTGGTCTTACATCTGGAGGAAGATTAATGAACGAGCTTGAAGACTCGGACTTATCTACATTAGAAAAACTAGGTCTAGTTGGCCCTATGGCTATGGTTGAAGCTGTGCTAGAAGAGTTTGGTATGCAGAGTGCCATACGTCAAGGATTAACACCCCTTAAAAAACAAATACTATTAAGGGCTTTTAAGGATCTACCAAAGGATGCAAGTTTTGGGGCTTTGAAGCAGTCAGTAAAAAAAGTTATAAATGAAATGGCTGGAGGTGCTGTAAGCAAAGTAACTAAGGCCATGGCTATCGAGGCCTTAACAGAGGCAGGTCAGTCAGGTGCAGAGATACTAGAGAAAAATTTTATAAGAGAAATATTTGATCACCCTTTATTTCAAGATGCTCCAGATATAACAACAGCCACAGGTATCATAAAGGCTTCAGAAATTGTTGTGGAAAGTGCTGAATTAGGAGCATTCAGCGGTGGTGTTATAAACGTATCATCACAAGGACTGTCTAAGGCTTCTGAATTTTTATCAAACAAAAGTTTAGATTTTAATTCTGTTTATTCCACCTTGACAGACAATCAATCCAGAGATCTAATGATAGATAGGATTGACTTAAAAGTCTTAAAGGGAGAGCTATCTGAACAGGATGCAACTACTATAAAAGAAAACTTTAACAAGGCATATCCAATAATGATGGAGATACCTACAGAGTTATCTTCAAGTCAAAAGGAGCAGGCATATGACCTTCTTTTAGAGCAAACAGATTTAAAAAATAAAATTAAAGATAAAGACAAAAATTTAGTTGTCGAGGAGACAAACAGGATCGCAGAGATAAATAATCAGTTACAACAAATAAGCAAGACAGATGCCATTCAAGAGCAAGAAACAAAGAAGGAAGTGCTACCAGATGAACAGTCCGAAATGGGACTGCAAGATGTGGGACAGCGAGACACCCAAGGGGAAGAAGCTACCGAAGTACAGCAAGAACAATTAGTAGAATCAGTAGATGATCAAGGAAGAAGTGCTAAACCAGGAGCAAGATTGTTCAATGATCCTAATCCAGAGACGTCAGATATATCTGCTAAGTATAAAAAAGAAAAGGGTATAGAAACAACTGCTGGTGAAAAGATAACTGAGCTTGACACTAACAAATCTATGGAAATAGCTGATGCTTATGAAGCTATGGAAAACAATCCTAATGATCCAGAAGTAAAAGAAGCATACGAAGCTCTTGCTAAGGAAACTATAGATCAGTATAAAGCTATGACTGATGCTGGATATGAGATTGAAATTTACGAGGGCAAAGGAGAGCCATACGCTAATTCTCAAGAAATGATAGATGATCTTATTAATAATAAGCACATGTATATTTTTTCTACAGAACAAGGTTATGGAGAAGCTGGAATAACAGATCAGCAGCGTCAAGAAAATGCTATGCTTGCAGAGACTGAGTTCGTGGATAAAAATGGTAAGCCTCTGTTAATAAATGATTTATTTAGAGGGGTACATGATTTCTTTGGACATTCAGAAAGAGGTAATGGTTTTGGAGCTAAAGGAGAGGAGAACGCATGGGATGTTCATGCTAGAATGTTTACCGATAAAGCAAGAAGAGCGATGACAGCTGAGACAAGAGGTCAAAATTCTTGGGTAAACTTTGGTCCTCAAATGAGAGATAGCAACGGTAATCTTTTAAAGAAAGGAGATCCTGGATACAAGAGTGCTAGAGAAAGAGATTTTGCTCCACAAAAAATAGGTCTGTTGCCAGAGCAGTATTCCGAAATAACAGATACCCGCACTACTGAGGTTACTGAAGAGGTGGTTGAAAAAACTCCTGTTAAAGAGGCACCAAAGAAGGAGGCGAAGGGTATACGCAAGCAGATAGATAACGCAAGGAAGGCAATAGCTAAGATCCTACCAGGAGTGGAGATCGTGGTTCATGAGAACGAGGATTCATATAGGAAGGCGACTAACGAAACGGACAGCAAGAAGCAGGCATCTCGTGGTGAGTACAACGCTAAGACCAAGAAGATACACATAAACACATCCAGGGCTAACAACAGGACGGTAGCTCACGAGGTATTCCATGCCATACTACTAAACAAGGTTAAGACAGACCAGGCCGCAAAGGATCTTACTGATCGTATGATCAAGGCCTTATCAAAGAATCTTAAGGGTATGCCTGAGGTTAAGCAGGCACTCGACGCATTCGCTGCCAACTATGACGAGAACATACAAAGCGAGGAGAAGCTTGCCGAGCTTGTAGGTATAATAGCAGGTAACTATGCACAGATGAACAAGCCTAGCCAGAATCTGATCAAGAGGTTTTTAGATCGACTGGCCAAGATGTTCGGACTGAAGTCATTCACTGACGGTGAGGTGGTTGACCTGTTGAACACAATAGCAGGAAAGGTTGCAGTCGGTGAGGAGATCAGTGATGTGGATCTTAAGGTTATACCTCAATCTGTTGTAGATGAAAAAATGTCAGACACAGCTAGAAAGCAAGCTGAAGATTTATTTCTGTCTAAAGATAAACCTAAATTAAAGTCAACTAAAGATGTAGCTGAGTGGCTTGATAGTTGGAGTAAAGAAAATAAAGTATTTGATAAAGATGTAAAAGATCTATCTGACAGTGAGATTGTAGATAAGTTTGCAGATCACATTACTCTTGAGCTTACAGCGTGGGAGAAGGTAAGAAAAGATGACTACGTATCATTCTACGACAAAGATATAGTTGAGAAGACAAATCCCATACTTCAAGAGTACGCAAAGAAAGAGTACGGTAGACCACTTACAAATACAGAGGTAAAACTATATCACCTGGTAAGTGCATTTGCATCTCCATCTGCAAATCCTGAGATGGACTCGTGGAAAGGGTTTGATATATTCGATAGATTCATGAAGACTGGTGAGCTGTCTGGATATTCAGACAAGATAGCTACAGAGTGGAAGACGTTACCTGGAGGTAAACGTGTAGATACAGGGAAGCCTAGGTTGGATAAGGAAGGGAAGCCTATGAGATCAAAAGTAACTCCAGCCTACTCTCAGACAGGTCTTGATAAGTTTAACACCTTAATCGATAAGATGGGTGGAGATATAGATATGGCTATGGATTGGATAACATCTGAACACTCCTACAAAGAGGTAGCTGATATGTTTGGATTACCAGAGAAGGGTCCTAAGGCGTTGAAGCAGAATGAGTATATGTCTAAAGAAAATGGAGGTTTTGGAGTGTTTGGTATGACTGGAGCTAAACTAGGTTCTTACATCCTCAATAGGTTTCAAAACTTTTCAACTGTAACGAAAGATATGTGGTACGCAAGGACTATGGCTAGGCTGGCAGGTCAGGATCTTGTTGCAGAGAACAAGAAAACTAAAAAGAAGGGAGCTATAAAGATACCATGGGCAGAGAGCACAGTGCAAGGAAGACGTATGCGAAGACTTGCAGACAAGGCATTTCAAGAGGTGGCTAAGACATTTGATACCTCTCCAGCTATGATACAGGAACGTATATGGGACTTTGAGAAAAGAATGTATGAGATGCTTGGAGCTAATGAAGATGCGGCATACACATCTGACGGTCTAAAGAAAGGTATAGAGAGAGCTAAAGAATCCCCAGCAAAGCGTAAGCAGATTGTAATAGGTGAGAACGCAAATCTAAAACAGAACGTCAAGGACTTTCTTTTACAGGCAAATGAGATGGAATCTAAGGGTCAGTCTCGTGAAGAAATAAGACTACTCACAGGATGGGAAAGAGGTGCAGATAACAAGTGGGGTTATGAGCTTAATGATGTTATAGATATAGATGTAAAAAATATCAAAACAGATAAGGTTTATAACATAGAAGAAATCGTTAGTTTCCCAAGCCTTTTTGATGCATATGGTGATGCAAAAAAATTAAAAATAAAATTTATTAATAAGTCATTAAAGTCTGGAATGGCAGCATACCTCCCTAAAAGGGGATTGATAGAGGTTAATCTTTCTAAGATAGGCCTTTCAGAATACATAGAGGGTATGATGGCACAGTCACGCCTCAGCAAGGATGATAAAGTTTTAAATGCTGCTGTATTAGACGCTAGATTGTTAAAGAAAGAAAACGAATTAGAAAGCAAAAATGTCAGCAGAAATAGTGATACATGGATAAAAGAAACCGAAAGCGTGTATCCTTCTTCTCAAAGAATTATTAACAAGAAATTAATAGACGAATATAAAAATAAAAACAATGTATCAGCTATTGAATACTTTAATGATATAAAATCCATTCAATCCTTAATTGATAAAAGAACAGATATAGATACAGCTAAAGGACTCGATGAATTAAATTCAAAGGTGCTACATGAAATCCAACATGCAGTATCAGATCTTGCAGGATTCCCTATGGGAGGAAGTGCTCAAACGATAACTAAAACTTTTACAAGCAAAGAAAAAAACGAATACAACGATATAGTAAAAAATATAATTGAAACCAAAAAATTATTAGAAGAAGGTAAGGCTACTCAAAAGCAGCTAGATGATGCAAAGCATGAGGAGGCAGAGTATAGGTATAAAAAATATGATGAGCTTGCTGGAGAGACTATGTCAAGAAATGTAGAGAAAAGAAGAAAGTTAAGTCCTCAGGAAAGAAGAGAGAAGACTCTTAAGAGTACCATGGATGTCGACATAAAAGATCAGAAACTACTGTATGAAGACGAAAAAAATATATCTATAAAAGAAAAGAAGGTAGAAAGTAAGCAAAAGCCTAAAGAGAAGAAAGGATTTCTTGGCATATTTAGAAAGCGTAAGCAGAAGGACGACGGGCCTGTAGAGCCAAAGATTGACATCAGAAATCTGAAGAAGAAGTCTGACAAGAAGATCAAGGAGACAAACAAAGGTAAGGGACCTATACTTAGAAGACTAAGAAGATCACTGTTCGACAGACAGAACGACATAAAGAGAGTCATAAAGGACTTTGTTCCCAACCCTAAGAAGGTGAGTAAGATCATAAACAGGATAGTCACAAAGGCTGGTGCATCTGGATATGCAAATGAAATATTTAAACAGAATGACAAGAAAATATTTGGAGGTTTAAAAGCAGACCAGATAGAAAACCTTGAACTTATAATATACGCAAGACGTATCGTTGCGATCAATGAAAATAGACGTGAGAATGGGAAGAACCCATACACAGGTATGGATGGGTTTAATGAGCAGGATGCAATTCAGAACTTAGAAAAGTTTGAGCAGGATCTAGGGAAGAAAGAGTTTGATGCTTTATCAGAAAGAGCAGATTTGTATTTTAAGGCAATGAAGAACAATCTTAAGATGCTTAGAGAATCTGGACGAATAACTGAGGAGACATATAAAGATCTTAAGGATGTGGAGTACTCTCCGATCATGACTCTAAAGTATATGATACCTAAAGATACGATTACTGACGAGGAAATAAACAATGCTGTGTCTACGCTTGGTGTAAACAAGAAGGATATAATGAAGCTTTCAGACATGAACAAGAATGAGATCCTATTCGACGCAAGGTTCCTTCTCATGATGAACACTAATATATATGTAAGAAGATCATTTGAAAATGAAATGCTGAATGAGTTTGCTCAGGGATATGAATCCATAGACAAGGCAGGCAAGGAAGCTCTATCAGACTTTATAATTGAGGGGCCTGTAAAGGAGTTACCTCCTGGTTTCAGAAAGGTTGAATACTTCCAGGATGGTGTTGAGAAGGAGATGGTTATGAAGGAAGAATATGCAAGACAGCTTTTAGACATGAAGAATCAAAACAACATGCTAAAAGGTGTAGGAAAGGTAACAGGTGCAAATATATTAAGGTTCTTTGCGACGGGTGGTAACCCATTGTTCATCGTTGGTAACACTGCGGTTGACTTTGCAAACATAGCATTCTTTTCAGACGTATACTCAGCCATAAAGCCATTAGCAACAGTACAGCTGGCATATGACTTTGTAAAAAACTTTTTAAGAAAAACTGGAAGTACAAAAAATTATAATAAGATTAAGATGGAGTTTATGGAGCACGGAGGTGCTATGGACTACCTATCTACAGACGGTCTTAGAATGGTTCAGGAAATGAGGCTAAAAAATAGAATACTTAACAATTTTCAAAAAGGTTTAGCCGCATATGCTAGATTTATGTCTTACGTTGGAGAGACTGGTGAGATGTCATTCAGACTAGCTGTATATGAAAGGGTTAAGAAAGAAGAGATTAAGAAGTTTGAGAAGGATAATGGTAGATCTCCAAACCAGCAGGAGATGGAGGATATAATGTTTGAGGCAGCCGCACAGTCAAGGGAGACCATTGACTTCTCTCAGGGAGGTACATGGGTTAAGCAGATGGATCAGGCACTGCCATACTTCAACGCTGCAATGCAGGGGCTTAGAAGACCGTTAGACTTTGTAAGAAAAAATCCAGTAGGCTTTACATCAAATGTGGTACAGTATGCGGTAATGGCCGCAGGTATGACTGCGACTTCTTTAGGAACATTACTCAGAGCGATAGGAGACGATGAGGAGGAGAAGAAAAAAATTCAAGACATATTGGATTCAGTATCTATGTATGAAAAGGCAAACTATCATATAATATTTACAGGGAACAAGGATAAGGACGGCAACTATCAGTACGTCAGGATTAAAAAACTTCCCCTAATTTCTATACTTGGAACAGCTACAGAGCAGTACACAACAAAGTATCTTTTAAAGTCTCAAGGTATTGATTACAACACAGATGATAGATCTATAAAAAAGTCTATAGAGATGTCTGCACCATTAGATGTACTAGGACCTGTTATGGGAGACGAGTCGGTACTTCAGGCAGTTGGAAGTATTGCAAAAAGAAACCCACTTGTTTCTGCTTGGTTGACATACTCATACAATGAGGATACATTTACAGGAGATAAGGTTTTTTATGAGCCTAGAGATAAAAAGATAAAGCCTTATGCAGAGGGGCTTTACGATGACAGAGTAAATGATATATACAAGGTGGTTGCACCTGCACTTGACATGTCTCCAAAGAGATCCCAAGCTGCCGTAGAAAAGCTTGTAACAAGTGAGAGTACGAATCCTAGTATATCTATATTTTACGCTCTTACAAACGGATTATTTGATACAGAAGCAGATGCATTCAAAGAAAATTCTGATACGTTTGATAACGGTATGGGACATTTCCTAGATGTGGTTAGTAAAAAAATGGTAAGGCATACAAATCCAAACCTATTGAGATATAAGAACCAAGATAGATTAGAAGATCTTGAGAAAAGTATAGATACAGATGCATATCTAACCAAGATAAAAATAAAAAAAGATATCAATAAAAATGTAGACTCAGAGGTACTTAGAAATGGAGACTACAATAGTAAAGAGTATCAAAGTGAATTAAAAAAACTTGAAGATATACTTGACAAGAACGATGTCAATACAAAGGACAGACCTTACTACGGTTCATACACCGTTAGAAAAGATTTAAAAGGTCAGGAGATGTTTAAGGAAATGACGGATATGATTTACGAAAGATCCCCTAAGATGATGGCGGCAAGACTATACTCAAGGTATGGAGACAGCTTAGATGATCAAGAATTAAAAGAACTATCTCAGTCATTTAAGCTTGCAAAGGTAGGAAACAAAATACTCAAAGAGGGATACCAGATATACTACAAGAAAAACTATCTTAACAAATCTCAAGAAGAGATAGATAAGTTCGAGAAAACATTTGGTAAGATAAGGTAACTAGAAAAGGTGAGTAAGCCTAGCAACCTGGCCATGCTCAGGACTATGAATGAAGGCTTCAACCGCCTTTGGAGCGTGCTGAAATCCCTTGCGGTGATGCCATGAGTCACTGCCTGAAGGACTTCTAAGCGTCTCTATACAGACCGAAAATACATCTTTGGATGTCTTGTGATGTATATGATGCCCATAAATATACCTGTGCTTGCAATCGTTCCAATTCTCTGACGCCTCGTGTGCCATAAGCATCGGAAGGTCCTGAGACTTGGCACCGTCCATGTGTGTGCTTCCAATAAGATTCTTCCCATAGACCGTGTACTTTCTGTGAGACATGTCGTTATCAAACGTGATGTTCTTAGACTTACGGAACCATGCCTCGATACATTGAAGTAGCATAAAGCCACTCATATAGTCATGGTTACTTGGGTTGTAAACCACCTCTACATCAGCGACAGACATCAAGGTCTCGATAATATCAATAAGCAATCTCTTGGCCGTCACAAAGTTCTCGTACCACATACCATCGGTATCCTGTGGGGTTTGAGAGGTCGTCTGCCTCCTGGGATTGTCGGTGTGAAGGACGTCGTTACCAGCTATGAATATTATCTTGTCTATGTTCCATGACTCAGACTTAGATAGGATACCCTCAAGTCCCTCCTTAACCCTCTGTACAGCGATCTGACTGTTGTACTCCTCGCCAGTCTCAAAGGATGAGCAAAGCTTTCCTATGTGGATGTCGGCAGGATCAAAGACAAGGCAGTGAGGATCCTTTGTCCTCTTCCTCTTGATCTTTTTATACTTAGGACTCCATTTTGATATTTCTTCAGTCAGCTCAGATATAAATGATTCAGGATCAAACTCATTCTTCCCTGATACATTTATAGAGTAATGCTTACCCTTGTACCAGTAATGCTTTATTTTTTCTGGATCTATACCAACAGATTCGCATTCGTCATGAACACCTCTGTTGTTTATTATGTTTCTTACACTCCATCTTATGGAGTCAAGATTTCTATTTAGACCAAACTCTTTATTAATAAGTCTTGAGATCTCTGTCTTGTTTGTGGTGTGATCGTCATACAATTCAAGTACTCTGTTACGGTAAGCTTTCATGTGATTTTTGTATATCTTTGAGAATTTTTATTAAATTTTGAATGCTGTCTTTCAACTCACTATTATCCTCATCCATCAACGCCTCATATATAGAATCGGTCATGCTATTTATCTCAGACATTACAGCGTTGACGTAATTTACATGACTCATAATCGTAAATATATGTATTTTATATGTCGTAGCAAAGCCCTGACAGGTATTTCTTGTTAGACATTGAGTACTTAACAGTGTACTTGTGAATATCTTCGATTTTAATAAACCTACTTATAAACCTTTCATTTAAGGGATTTAATGAGTCGTCAAGTGCTAACGGTATCTTTGTTATTGTCTTGTTTACCTTACGAAGACGGGATCTCATGGATATAGGTTTAGCCTCTAAGGTTATGTCTACACAGTAGACCCCTCTAGTACCTTTCATTATGAATCCTCCTCTTTATTACCTTTAACATAGCCATGTCAGTGCATCTCATCACATCGTCCATGATATCTCTTTTTTCAGGTATGTACTTGTCATAATAATCTAAGAACACCTTGTAGTCTTGAACATCTTCCATAAATAAAGGATCTTCAGTTTCACTCCAGTGCAGGTAGTTCTTTATGGAATGTATGACCGTAGCATGATTACGATTAAAAAGTTTACCTATATAGTTAAGTGGGTACTTCTGCTCTCGCAGTATGGCACATAAAAACGCTCTCTTATGTATCTTCTCTCTACCCCTGTCTTTGGTAGCTAGATTATCCCTCTCTATGACGTGCAAAATTTTATCTATCATCTTCTTCGTTTTTTAATTCCTTCATGTTATCAAAGTCTCTACTAAGTTCTACCCTATACTTAATCATAGTCTCAGGATCTATCCATATCTCGGACATGCCATTCTTAAATGTCTCATGAAGCTCTAACCTGTCCATCATAGCATTTTTTTGATTCTCTCTGTACTGTGCAAATATTTGATTGTCTATACTCATTTTATTTTATTTTGGTTTTTAATTAATATTCTTACCTCTCTACCTAAATCTGCATCGTTGGGATACATCTTACATAGTTCTTCTATTGATATAACATTTTTTTTGTTACTGACATCATGATTAAACACACTGTCTTTTACCTGTCTCAATTCATTTAATTTCTCCATCGTATACATATACTTTTATTCCGTGTTTTTTTAATTCTTTAATTCTATATTCCTGAAGAGGCCTAGGCTTCTTACCAGGACGTTTGACCTCATAGAACTCAGCGTCCGAGTCCTTAGGTATTGCAATAAGATCAGGTATCCCTGGCTTATTGGTGACGGACAGCTTTACAACGTAATAGCCATCCGACTCCAACTGCTTTATCAACTTAGCCTGTATCTTTTGTTCAGTCATATAAGTAGTTATATGTTATTCACAATCATCAAAGTCTAACTCTAATTGATTTATTAACTTTTCCTCATACAGCTCAATGCTAGACCTTACGGTTGACTTGTCATTGTTAAGCTTGCATAGTTTAATGTTTATACCTGCAAGCTTTTCTTTAAGGCTGATAAGCCTATCCTCAATCTCTTCTCTTGTCATAATCCTTTTTAAATATGTTAACAGTATAGCTCTTCTTCTTCTTGACTGCGGTGTATATCTTGTCCTCTATACCACCCTCACTAAATATCCAGTACACCTTGTTGAATGTCCTCTCCATAGTTGTCATCCTATCCCTAGCCTGCCAGTAGCTTACGGCAGAGAAGTCTATGTTGTAGAAGACAAGGTGTGCTGCATTACGTAGCGATATACCCTCACGCCCAGAAACGATCTGTAGGGCGATTGACTTGTCGCTTGAGTTAAACTCATCTAGGTCTGTAGTGAGGCTATCACCGAATACAGACTGAATCAGCTTTAACTCCTCTTTAAACTTGTAGAATATACCGATCTTACTTCCCTTAAATGTATCTCTGACAAATATAGCCTTTGTTCTGTCAATAACCATGCTATTTCCAGATTCAAATTTAACAGTTCCGCTATACAACTGGTGTAGCTTCTGCATCAACTTAGCAGGGGTATCACCAAGTATCACCTCTTCCTTACCCTCTACAACAAGATCCTTTGATAGTGTATCGCATATCTGGTACGTCCTGTCCTGCATTTTGACATACATAACCTCCTCCTCTATGTCTGTAGAGAATCCAGCCTCCTTCTGAGTAAAGGAAATCACGTAGGGTGCAACAGTACCCATTATCTTGTCCTCGATACCACGAGAGTAGTCATTGACCATAAAACTGTTTATCTTTCTCTGCCATACATTCACATAGTCATGAGACCATGCATAGAAGTTTTTATATGACCTGAACGGATTGTCAGGATGCACATAAAACTGATGGTATATCTGACTGTATGACTCTGGAGTCAGCGTGCCAGTCATGAGTATAAGCTTGGCATTGTTTATGGACAACATTTTTCTTATCTGACGTGTCCTTATGCTTGGCTTAGGGAATGCAGACATGGTGTGTGACTCATCGCACACCACCACGTCAAACATCACATCATCAATCTTGTGTATGGATTCATAGTTTATGATAGTTATATCAAACCCTGGATCCATGGTGTCGTAATCGGCCTGTATGGATGATATGGCCTTCTTCTTTGTCAAGAATAAAACCTTGGTCGCCCCAGCAAGCCTACATATCTCTAAGGATGTGAAGGTCTTACCGAGACGTACCTCCATCGCAAGGCAAACCATATTGAGTCTGTTCAGTATGTCGACACCCCTCTTGGATATGTCAACCTGGTAGTCACGTAGTCTCATATCTTAAAAGTTTAGTTTCACCTGTTCAGGCTCAGTTTCTATAAATTCTATCATCTTTCCAGCCGCATTCCTGGTTATAATCGGCTTGGTATCGTACTTAAACTTACCAAAGCTATCAAGCCACTTGTAAAACTTACTATGAGAAAGCTTGAACTTTCCATACGGTCCATAGTCTGGATACTCCTCAGTAAAGTTGTTGTAAAGATCCATACCCAGGCTTGCCGAACCTTTGTTCGTGTAGTAGTTATCCTTACCGTCAGCCCACTCCCAGAAGTCTGAATTAGTTTCAGCAATAAAGTTTCTAACCTTAAGGTTCTTGAACTCGCATACAACAAGACCACTCTTCAAATATAGCTGAAGGTTGTCTATCATGTAGTTGTCAAACTTTGACCATTCAGAATCTGTCCACTCGCTGAATAGCATGTGGCCAAAGTCACTCTCAGGCGTGAAGCTTTTAGTATAGTACTGCTTGAACTCCAGGTCCCACTTACGTCTCTCGAAGCTATTACCAGCACCCTTGATTGCATAGTTTGTAGTTATAACAATCTTTGGAGAGTATTCGAAAGGTATGTGTATCTCGTCCTTGTTCTTCTTCTCAAGGGTAATGCCCTCTGTGATTACAGAGAAAAGTCTCTCGAAGTCAAAATTCTTTGCGACGTCATCAAACACAAGTGTCTGTGTGTCTACCTGTACCCTCTGGTACGGGAAAGACTTTTGAAATGAAAATCCCTTTCCGTCAATTATAACCATCTTCTTGATGTGACTTATCGACTTGACAAATATACCCTTACCAGTTCCACCCTCAGGATGATCAGATATGATCTCGTCATTCAGTATGACGGCAGGGCAGTAGCTTGCTGGCTTGTGTGAGTGCATAAGGTATCCAAGAGTACTCTCCATAGACCTTGTGCTATCAGATCTGTCTCCAGATATATTCTTAATGAAGTACCTGAACTCTGAATCCTTAAAATCAGACTTTATAAAGTCCCTATCTATCTTTTGCTTCTCCCATACATGTCCTTTTAGGTTCTTATAAGAAATGGTTTCTACGCTATCCCTTGTGACCTTTACAGCACAGTTTCGGTAGTACAAATAAGCCTCATCATTGTTATCAACCATGAAGTCTGTCTCTATCCTTGAGACATAATTTAAAAATGTCTCCTGAAAAAACTTTGTATTGAGTGCGAAGAAGTTGTATACCGACATGTCGTCGATACCTAGAAGGAAGTCAAGTACGAAGTCCTTTATCATATCCTCGTTAACGTCAGATATGGTGTTGTCAATCACCCTGACGAATACAAAGTTATTGCTACCTACGGGGTAGTACTTGTAGAAACCATTGTCCTGCAAGTATAATCTAAACAGATGAGGTACAAGATCAATCTTCCCCTTACTGTTCTTTATCCAAAACTCATTGAAGTCTACAGTCTTAGCGACCTCATCGACATCAACATCCTGATTACTGTCCTTTATCTCAGAAATGGGTACGCCCATCTTTATGTCTCTGGCTATGGCAGATGTCTTGTCTACGTCCTCGTAGAACTTAGTGTTGTGACCAGATATATTCTTGTAAGCACTACGTACTATAGCCATAATCTCCGAAGACTTCTCACCAGTTGAGTCGTATGAGTTCAGAGTAGTAAATGCCTCGTCTTGATTGATCCCAAACTCATTCAGTGCGGACGCCAAAATAAAAAGGTTGTTATTCTTCTGACCCTGGATCATACCATACTTCTTGTCCCACCATAATGAGAGCCTGCGTATGATCTCGTTGCTATCTGATATCTTTATGGTTGCCTTTGACTTGGTTACAAACTCAGTCTCCTTCTCCATGTCCTTCCATACAGATGAGAGCTCATTGACATATATGTCAGGGTCATAACTCTCGTAGCATACCCTGGAAATGTTCTTGCACGAGGTGTCGAACTCATCGCATGCGTAGTACTTCTCAAGTGCCTTAAAATATTTTTTATGATTCTTAGCATCCTTAGGTATACGCACCAGGGTCTTGATACCATTGCCAGATGGAGATGTGAATAGACAGTACGTAAACTCGTCCTCCATCAGCTCCAACCTCTTTGAGTGTAGGTGTTGCTCGTCCCTGAATCCATCGAAGTCCAGGCACATTATTCCACTGTGCTCAATAATGGAGCTGTCACGCCTATCTGAAAAGGTACCAGAGAAGCAGATGGCAGGGAGTTGTTTTTTTAACTTATTCCTACCATCTTTATCTCCCTCTAACCTAACCTGACCTACTAAATCCTTTGAAGATCCTTCACGTATCCTATCTATCGCCCTATCTATGTCTATGTGGTAGGGCTTATCTGTCTCGCTTATTGTCTTAAAGTATGTTATCATTCTTTCTCTGCATTAAAAGTTTAGTAATATATGCCGTAGCATCCATCAACTCTTCTAGCAGATGCACAAGGAAGTCATCCTCATTATTTTCATGTAGTGTGGTATCATACTTGATGATACCATCACTACTTCTTTTGTCATAATGAGCCTTCAAGGTCTCGATCACCTTGTCTCTCTTCTCAAGTTTATCTGTACGTGATGAAAAATATTCCATAGTTATCTACTTAAAAATATTTAACATCGAACTGTACTTAGTGTTTATATCTTTTAAGGTATACGATAAATCTTCCATAGACTTTTTATAAGTATGTGTATGCAAGGAAGATGTCGTAAGATCATCTGAAATTGTGTTTAAAGAAGATGATATATCTTTAATTTTTTCAGACAAATCATTTATAGATTCTTTTAAATTAACCACATCAATGTCATTTAATTCATTGATAGGATTTATATTACTTCCACTTGATGTCTGTAATAAGTCATAAAGACCTACACCTTCAATTTCATCAACACCTTTACCTTCGGTGTCCTCTAGCTCTGGGAAAACCCTAGACCAATCTTTATCCAGATGAACTGGTTCCATGACAGACATTACAAATATTAATGCTTCTGTACTTAAACCGACAATCAACATTTCAGAAGCAAATGGCCAGTGCATAATTTTAAACAATGCACCCATAATAACAACTGCTGCTCCTAATCCGTATATGTACTTCATGATATTTTTCCATGACTTACTTTCAAAAAAACTTTTAGTATTACTCATAATATTTAATTTAATTGTTTATAAAAAAGCACCGACTACCATACAGCCGATGCTACAGAGTTTTTACTGAGTATGGTCAGCTAACCAGCAGAACCCTAACTGCTTTCATCATGAAAACACAATGCCTAGAACGGAAGATCTCCGTCCTTCTCTTCAGTTGTAACTGGCTGTGGAGCTGGTTCAGAGGATCCCTCTATTCTCCATGCCTCTAGTGTGTTGAAGTACTTAACCTCACCATCTGGTGATGTCCACTCACGTCCTCGAAGGTTGAACGATACCTCTACCTCTTGACCCTCTATAATAGAGTCTAAAAGTGTCGTCTTATCCTGCACCGTCTGGAACGATATGGTTTGTGGATACTTCTCTGCCTGATCGTTCAGTACAAATGTTCTCTTCTTAAACTTTTCACTTACGTGTTCTGTGTCGAAGATCTTTTCCACGACACCTTTCATTTTAAATTGATTACTCATTTTATTTGTTTTTGGTTGTTAAAAAATTTACATATTCTTTTGCGTACATCTCTGCCGCAAACATCCTCGCATCCATGTGCTTGATGTCATCCTCAGTCAGCTCTATCTTTACTATAGTTGCACGTAGGTTATCCTCCAGTGCGTCCATGTAGTGCAGACTGTCATCCTCATGATCAGGTATCAACTCCTCAGGAGTGGTCGTGAGTATGTAGGCAATCTCACCATCAGACCAGTGCTTTCCAGTCTTCTTGGTAAGCATGTATAGGTACATCTTTACCTGCCACTCGTATGCCGAGCTCTTTGGCGGACGTTTTGGGAACGTCTTCTTTGACCAGCTAGACTTAATGTCTATCACCTTAAGTCTTTCACAATCAACAATGTCAGGGTGACCTGATGCAAACAGAAAGCTAAGTGAGTAGTGGTCGTCGAACTCCTCCATCTTACGGTAGTCAGTGAAGAAGATTCTGTTGTATATCTCGATAGACTCGTCCTCAACATCCGTTCCCTTCGTCATCTCTCTCCTGTCAATAGATAAACTATACTCGTACATTACCTCATCGATGGCCTCTTCTATCAATGTCCTGGCACCCTCTCCCAATGTTATTGGTGCGTCACGCTTGGCTATCAACTCATCACGCTTGGCCGCCTGGTTTTCTGTAAGTTTGGGCTTATTCATCAGCACGTAAAGGGCCTCCATCTGCTTTTCAGTAAGGCCGTCCGTACCTGTAAATAAGGCCGCACATTTACTTGCTCTTATTTTCAGCATCTTTCAAGGTTTTAATTTGTGAATCACTCAGTTCGTAAACGGCAGATATCTTTGCCAGTGTTGACCGTCCGTTTGATACGGACTCAGCCGCCTTCTCCATCTGATCATCTGTCAGTACCTTCTTGGTCTTCTTAGGCAGTGGCCTGGTGCTAAAACGCAGTGCGTCTACCATTCCCTGCGGTGACTTGACCTTCTCGGTGTTTAGGACGATCTGCTTACCGATGTACTCGTTGTAGTCGAATGTTCCAAAGAACTTCTCCAACCTCTTGAAGTTTGATCGGTTGCAAACCATTGGCTTGTCGAACTCATTCATCATCAGGAAGACCTTGTCCTCCTTACCCATCTCGCCTACGAAGACGTCTTGGTATATTTTCTTGATAGTTACCAGCTTGGGCTCATATTTTCCATTGACCTCCAAGTCCCATGATCCGAGGTACTTGTTGTCTTTCATTAAATTTCTCCAGTGCATATTAAATTAAATTAGGGGTTACAATATTAATAATTATTTGTTAATAAGTTACGGTATTTGTGGATTTTTTTTTGGAGATCCTCTCTCCTGCGCTTGAACATGTCTACCACCTTCTCATTACCGTTGGATATGCCTATGCGTATTAACTCGTTTGTTCTCAGTAGTTTACGTTGATGAACTTCTATGTTTAGCTTAACACATCCCATGAACCATCCCTCATCCTTAAATACCTTAAGACTCTTTCCTTCTACATCCTCAAACTTATCCGTCCTGGTCATCACGTTCTTTATCTCTATACGTCCATCCTCGTGAAACTTCTCTATCTTGACACCCATGTCCAGATACCAGTCGCTGTTTTCTGTCCAGTATAATGACTTTTCCTCGTCATTTACCAAGTCATCCCAGGCCTTCATTGTTTCCTGTATATTAGGTCATAGGTATATCCGTCATAGTCATCATAGCTAAAGAAGTAGGTATCTTTATCCTTTATCTCTCTCAGTACCACGTCATAGTCATCCTTGTACTCTACAGCAAACAGTATGTAAACGTGTTTCTTTCTGTCACTATTAAGGTATTTAAAAATCAAAACCTTTGAGTTTTTATCTACGTCAAAGTCATCCATATTGACGTCATAGAAGTCATATACCTTTCTGCATATATCTATGGCTTCGGCCTTATCGTCTGCTCTGCATAGATACTCTGCATCGCCCATGTATGTAAACCCTTTTGGGACATTAAATGGTTGTGCTATTGAATTAGTGCTGAACATCAGCACCATAATTAAAATTACATTTTTCATACTATTAAATTTAAAATTGATAAAAATAATGCGATGCATGAGCCGAACATACAACACATTAGCGTTGGTATAACAATCGACCTGACGGCTATGCTCAGTATGTTGTCCATCGCCAGATGTAAAAGCCAGAGCGATAGGCCGAATGTTAGTATTGAAGTTATTGATATCATATTAGTTTTGATTTATCTCCTCGATGACTATTTGCACTTTACTCTCCTCTATGTCTATCAACACTGCCTCTGGGAAGAAGAAGTTGAAGTAGTTGAGTGCCGTTAGGTCGTCCTCGCAGTGTATTTTTGTGTATGACTTCTCACCGTTCAGGGTGAATGTCAGTGCGAATGATTTGTTGTGTGTCATAACTTAGATATGTATATAATGTTACAATCCTTACCAAACTTTTTAATTGCGTCTTGGTAACTTAACGCATTGATCGTCTCTCCAGTGCATAGGTTCTCGCCTATCATGTAGCATATGTGAAATTTATTCATCGTCTACCTCCTCATCAATTACCTCGATTGATCGTAGACGTATCTCTCCCCTCTCCTCACACTTGTTGCAGTTCTTGTACGACTGTGCGTGAGAGAACTCATATGTCTCCTCGCAGCTATTACATCCGTATGTGTATATCTTTTTTTCTTTACTCATCATCTTTGTTTTGGTTTAATTAATAATTGCATTCCATACGTA